GATTGAATCGCATCAATAATCTTTTGATCCCGGTTCTTTGCGGAATTACGATAATCTCCAAGAAAACTTTGCATTATAATTGAAAACTTCATTATACCACAATTTCAGCGTCAGCACTTAAATGTAATCCTGCTCTTTGCCCCAGTGCACCTGAAAGTCCTCCAGTTGATGTATATACAACGTTTGTATCAAGCTGTGCAATCTTTGTCGTACTTGTGTGAACCACTGCCTGAGTGATGTTATAAGCCTCTGCACTTGCAGCAGCAGGGCAATAAGTAGTTACTGTCGGAGGCGTGCGCCACATTCTCATAGGATACCTAAATTCATGCGTAGCTGCAAGTGCTGTCGCTCCTGCTACCATAATCATTGCCATAAGTGGCCCTGTTGCAGCTCCTAAGTTCTGAGCCGGAGGAGTGCCATAAGCGAAAGTTTTACAGTAATAAGGTAAGCACCTTGTTAATGCTGTGAAGAATGGTTCCGATACCCAGTCAACAATATCCGGCCCTTGTGTTAAGCTAAACTCTGCAATACTTAAATTATCCGTTGCTGCTCCTGTTGCATCACTGAACAATACAGCATAAAGTCCTTTACAATCCGTTGGCACTGTAAATACACAACTTGACCTGATCCATCCGGCTGTTGAAGCAATTACAAGATAATTACCTGTTATAGTTCCTCCCTCTCCTAAAGGTGCTGCATCGGGAGTTATTTGTAATGTGTTCGCACTCCAAGCGGGATCAACTCCTGTGGATGTACTCCAAGCTCCTGACAGAAAAGCAGGCGGAGCGTCAACTGTGCCTGCTGCCTGAAGTTGTATAAGTCCAAGTTTGTAGTTTTGTGCAGAACCTACCTTCTGTTTAATCTTTACTGATAGCCTTACTTTCTGACCTCTTAAATGTCCCATGTCAGAAGCTATCTTAAACTGACTTAACATCACTTTTTTTCCTGCCGATGAAGCAATAATCGAACCATAAAACCGTGAACTTAATCCTGATTCAACCGCTGCAATAGTATCTACCTGTTGCCAGTTAAGGTTAGAAGCCACAGATGTAGTAACTCCCCATCTGTCAGCAACCTGACCCGCTCTTGTGGTTGTTGTTACCCCTGCAATCGCTGTCGAAGCAACTGCCATACGTTGTTGGATACGGAAATCACCATTGTCCAGCACGTTTATATTGTGCATCCCTATATTTGGCAATACGTATTTAACCCCGTATTCATCTAAGGTAGTTAGTCTGTTACCGTTCGCTGAATCCGCAAAAAGATCCACTGTATTTGCTGCCGGACTAGTCGGTGCTGTCTGTTTTTCTAAGTTTAATCGTCCCATTATCGTATTTGCATTAAGCCTGTTCCGGCTATTGTTAAAACTGAAGTTCCTGTTATCTTATAGGTTATTGGAATTATTACCCCGATATTTGTTGCAATAGACTCATCTGTTGTTTGAGATATTATTGAACCTACTAAATGAGGCATTGCGCCAGATACTGTTAAGTCTCCTGCACCCAAAACAGAAGCACCATTGATAGTTTTAATGTTCGTTGCACTAACTAAAGTATCTTGCTTCGATGCTGCAAGTCCGCTATATAAAGAGTTTGCTGCATTATTCCCTGAGTTGGTTCCTGAAGTATTACCTATTATTACCTTTTCAGCATCAGTAACAAAATTATCATCAGTCCCCTTTTTGGGTTCATACCTCACATCGCCTCTTGCATCATTATGGTATTGTGTATGATCATCATCACCAAGTCCTGAAAGTAATCCATGATCTGAGCCTGCTGAACCACCAACTAATTGAGAGTTAAAAGTTGATTTGACAACTTGTAATTCCTCTATATAACCGCCTGTTGCGGAATACTGAACAACGGCATAGCCTAACTGAGCTGCCTCTATGTTTTTCAATTCATTAGTAGCGAAAATGGATGTTCCGCTTGATATAACTGCAAGTAACGCTGCCAGAGTTATCTGTGAGGATTCACCCATTACGGCAATATACTGAGGTGCGGAAGTCTCTATATCGTCCTTTGCAACATATAGAACATATTCGCCGTAAATATTAACAGCATCTAAAGCTGTTGGGGTGCCTGCACTATTGTAAAAAATAGGTAAATTACTTTGTTGTGCATAACGAATCCACTTACCCGAACCATTTCTATAAAAGATATTCCATACAACGGGATTCAGTTCAGGGATGGCAGTCGAAAGCCCATGATCATCTAAATTATCAGCACCTACTATCTTTACTCTTCTATCATCTACACTTGCTCCGGTTCCTGTTGCCACTCTTGTAATTATAGCACCAGTGCTTCTTATTGTAGTCCCTGCATTATTATGAAGATACCCCGATACTGAGTTATCAAAGGGAATAGCATGATTCTCTTTTGCTATAAAATAGATAGTGCCATCATAAAGAACTTCATAAAGCCTTACTACATCTGCGGTAAAGGGAGAAGTAGATGTCTGAATGAGTCCAGCAGCATCAATATAAACTGAGTAGAACGTATTAGCTGCGAGTACACCTGTTTGTTGTGAAGCAGCCCAAGTTACTCTTTTGCCCCTTATGAATCCATAACCCGCTCTGTCAAGTTGAAATTTACCTCCTGTTATTGTGTATGTAGTAGCATCCACGCCCGAAGTCCACGCCCCGAAGCCCGTATCTGCCATGTTATAAACAGCATCGTCTAAAGCCTCTATTGCAGCCTCGATACTTTCACTTGGGATTATATTACCTGAAAGACCTGTAATAACAATGTCTGCAAACGTTGGGCCATCTGTAGTATCGAGTCCTAAATCGGCCCTTGTCTGATTATCACTTCCGGCTGTATGGATTTTTGCAATTTCTGTATCGGGCACAAGTGAACTGCCTGTAACTTTTACAACTAAATTTGACAAGTCCTGATTATCTGACCCTGAAGCATGTTTCTTTGTTATCGCATCTGCAATAGATGTGTCTGCTTTTATCTGATCAATAGTAAGTCCGCCTGCTGGTGGATTAGCAGTTAAGTAATCGGATACTGCTCCCGGAATATTTAACCCTTCAGTTAATTGTGCAATTGCAGCCGCATCAATGATCGCAATGTCACTTAGATTTTGTTTATCCCTGCTTGCATATCCGCTCATGCTCCAAAGGTATTAACTGGTAATGGCTCCGGCGTTTCATCTGTAATTGTTTGCATGTATTCTTTAGTCTTTACTTTGACCTTTTCAACAATCACAGCATAGTTAAGATCGTATAACCAGGGATTCTCATTCTCAACCTCCAGTTCCTGAAATATAGCTTCGAAGTTCTCCCAAAGCGTACGATTGTAAAGCGGCACATTGTTTTGAGATATTATAAATCTTATATCAGCACCAGCAACACCCCTGAAAGGATTGATCTCATTCTTAATTCTCATTTCCTTCAGTTCTTCCGGCCTGTCAGAGTAAAGAATCTCATTAATGTCATCTTCAATAGCTGAAATGGTTGAGGTGGAAGCACTCGCATCTTTGGCAGTTTTAAGTTCTGTCATAAGCTCAAGAAGTCCTTTCATCTTAAAGTCATTCGGGAATTTATGCTGAAGGATTAGTTCATCTTCTGGTTTATTCAGATCCGTAACCGTTGCAATATCCCTGACAACAAATTCCCATACACTTGAATACTGACGCGCAAATGGATAAAGAGTGTCGTTCATGTTATCCGTCTCAAGAGTCTTTTCAGTAGCTGTTACTGCCACCTGCGCGCGTGTAAACAGATCAGCATTGAACATCATTGCATGGACTGATTTCTTAAGATATTCGATGTAATCCTTTTGGAAAGTCAATAGCTCGATTAACGGACCCTTGTAAACTAATAACCTTTCAAGATCAATAATATCGGCCGGGTCTTTTGGGAGCATCAAAGTAACAATATCCATTGTTCCCCTATGAAATGGCTGCTCTCCTGTCCCGTTACAATCGGGGCAAATAGTATTATCCAGAAGCCTTCCTTTATTACAGGCAGGATTTTTGCAAGGCGACACATAAGCAAATCTTTGCTGGAAGGCACACATTGAAGTTGATAGGTCGAGTTCTGAATCTATCTTGAAAGTTTTTTTAAGATAAGCTAATACATGATGAAACACCGAAACGAATGAACGGCCTTTTGTCTCTGCATCCCTGACAAATCCCAATCTTATAGCCGGAACTTTTATATAATTTGGTACGAAGTAAACTACTAAAAAGAATTTCTTTTCGATTTCAATAACATCCGCCATGGATTTCTGCTCTTCAGCGACCTGAGTAAACTCAATCGTATCGGCACCTAAGTACATTGTATATTTAAACCCCGGCTGCGAAACTTCCTTATCAAGAAACATTATTGGAAGTCTGACAATCAGATAATCAAGTATCTCATTATGATATTCAAACATTATAGCCTCTTCCGAGGTAACAATGAACGGATAAGGCTTTGCTTTCTCTTTATTGGCATTGAAGTCTGAAAACTCTGTGATTAAAAACGCATTCGGGTCAGAATAATTGTAATCCGTAAATGCGTATTCGAGGTAATGTTCTAAAGATTTGTCACCCCAGTAGGTTTTAATAAATGCCTCCAGTTCTGCTTTTTTCTTGTCTGAGTCATTAGCAAAATCAATCTCTCTGACAATTGGAGGCTTTCTTGTAGCCTTCTGAAAAGGAAGCTTAGTTGAATTAAGTATTGCCGGACAAACCGATTCAGTGATTCTTTTACGTTGGTCAAACTCCTGCTCACTTTCCCTTGTGATTATCTGTTTTAGAAGATCAGATATTTTATCCCCGGTTGTTAGTTTGTAGTAAAGATCAGCCAAGTCAACAACTCTCTTATAATCCTGGTGCGTTTTGTTGTTCTTGACAACCTCTATTAACACCTCATAACCCTTCACTTTGTCCATTTCACTTAATTTAATAAAATTAGTCCTGACTTCTTATTTAGTTTTGCGTAATCCTTTTTTAGAATAGTTATTTCAGTCCTGAGAATATTAGACTTTTTGACAATCTCAGCGGCTTCCGGTAATTCATTTGCCTTTATCTTTTGAACCCATTCGTCAAATAACACTGTTAATTCAGTTAGTTTCTGAATGATTTTGTTTGCTAAATTTAATTTATCGCTGTTCATATTTTATGTTTTGTTTCATAGTGTGGAACTTTCGCATTTCGCTTTTGATTATCAAATAGTTATAAAATTGTTATTTTTAAGTGTTATCGCCATTTATTTTATCAATTTTCTTTCCGCAATAGGGACAAAAACTAAAAACATCGGTTTCTTTGCTAGACAAATCCCAATCAGGAATAAATAAATCCTTTTTGCATGATTCGCATTCATACCATATTCCTACCGGATCATCATATTTAGGCCCTACTCTTAGAGTTGTATCATCCATTATAATATGCTTTAAATAGTTCAACTAACTCATATTCAATTAAGTCTCCAAAATGGCCATATTTCTGATATTTCTCGCCAGAATCTTTGTCAGTAACAATATGTTTATCCTTTCCCCCGTCCAAAGCTTGTTTTGTATACATCAAATCAGCAATTATCTTCTTACAACGTTCATCAACCCCGATCCTAATTGGTAATTTATTCTCAAAGATAAGATTTACAAAGTCTCTACGCGTAGTTAACCGTGGATTATTTATTAACGTCCGATCAGATCCATTGACCAAATACCTTCTGAGCTTAAATTCAATAACTTCATAATGATGTTTGAAATCTTTGTTCATTGTTGTTCTATTGTGACCAGAAGCATCACCGTAATAGAATATCCCTGCTTTGTGATTTGGGTACTTCATCATAAACTCTTCACAGACTTCCTCAGTGCTGTTACGCGGATTCTCTAAAGCAATTTCATCTATAAAGTTAAGATACCAAATGCCGTCATTCCCTGTTATCTGGCTTATCCCGCATGAGTTATAAGGCACTGCGTTCTGGTCAAAGGAAAGGTGCAAAGGTAAATCAGGATTGTAATTGTAATTTGAAACGTGCTTTAATCTGTCAAAGGATGAATAAAACTCTCCGCCTGTTAATGTGAAAGGATTGGCATAAACAAGTGCCTTTCCGCGTTCTTCAGAATTGTTCGCTAAAATATTGTTAATGTAATTGATACCAACATTATGAACATTGTGATATGTTGAACTGATTACAACCTTTTTATTGTTAAACTCTTTTTCAAAGAATGTTTTATCGGAATAAATCTTTGCTGAAATTTCATCTATATACTTTTCGAGTTCAAACATTTCATTAATCCAGTCCACGCGGGCCGGAGACGTAAGGCAATAAAGTGGGTTCCATTGCTGATCCGGTCGCCCTGCATGGCTTATCTTACCATCAACAACAAACATGCCCGGCTGTCTTAACCTGGTTATGATAACTTCCTTAACTCCTTCTTCTTTAGAGTCTTTTGTTTCGTCAAGTAACGACCAACCGAACTCCTTTCCACTGTGTGCAAAATAATTGTCAAGTGATCCTGTAAAGATTAAACCTCCATTGCAGAATGAAATAATATTATTGAACCGATCAAAGTTTCGTTTACATTTAGTCCAATTTAACGGAGGTTCTTTCCCTGAAACATATAAACCTTTTGGATTCTCTTTTGACCATTCTGTAATCCCTATTGAAGCCCAATACTCCCTGATCCTGAATAAAGTACTTGTATTTAACTGGTCAAATGTGTTTGCAAATATTGCCCCTCTGACTTCTGGAAATTGCTGAATAAAATTGATTGAAAGAATACCGCCTAAAAATGTTTTACCCGATCCGGTGCCAGCTAAGAAAAGATTATTGCTTGCTGTGCTTGCAAGGATACTCATCTGAGGCTCGCTGATAATCTGAGTTATAGTTTCAGGCATTATTCGTTTTGATTGTTATTTCAGGAAGTGACGATATGTTGCCACTATGTTCTATTTCTTGCTTATCAGACCATCCCATATTTTTAAGTGCAAATATTGACCCAATTGTGTTGCCAATAGACAACTGTTCTTCGTATTCTTGTTCGATGTTTAATCTTGCCCTTTTTATAATGTAACAAAACTCTATTTTATCTTCATAAGCATAAAACGACTGTCTGCTCTCAAAACCAAGAAAATAACAAAGCCCTGTTATTGTAGGAATCTTAACCTTTATTTCTTGTGCCTTCGTTCCTTTGCCCACAACTATGTTTTTTTCCTTAACTCCACTTTCAAAGTATTCGTTAATCTTTTCTTGTAACGTTTCGGGAGAAGTAAACAAAGCCGGACGGCCTCCGTTATTACCAATTGCATTCTTATTTCCTTTTGAAGCTGCCATTTAGTTACTCATAATATGAAAGTTAATTTTCATCCGCGTACATTTCATTGAGCAAAGATTACAGATTATTGTTTCAGGCTGTCTGTTTAATATTCTTCTGTGATCTCTTTTAATGAATAGCACATCAAACCGAAATACCCATGCTTTGTTCGGATCTGAATCATAATACTTTATTTCCTGTGCAATCTGCATTTTGACAAAGTTAAACTATTCAAAATCAATTAACAAATTTACTTTCTAATTGTGTATGAAATATGGCTTATGAATTTTAGTAATTTGTAATCCTCTAGCCCTGCAAGTCCCCGCACATTCTTCAGCGTAACGACCATCAGCAGAGAAATGATCATGATTAAATCCGGTTGCCTTTGCAACATCTGATCTCACTATAAAAGCTCCAATATCAATGAAGTTTTCTTTTAACTCTGAAACATTAATATCATACTGCATGTGAGAATGAACCGTATTGCAATAAATAATTCCTGTATTTGGTTTTGCTACTTCAATCATCTTTTCAATAAATACAGGTACGTAATAATTATCATCGTTAGAAAGTAATATAAAGTCTTTAGTGTCGCATTTGATTGATTGAAGCATTGAACGCCTATTAGGATGACCATAATTCTGATACCTTTCATCTGACTGGTAAAAATGAATCCTATCATCTTTTCTGTTTCCGTGTGTGAACGGTTCTATAATATCCATAATTCTTTGTGGTGCCGGACCATCATAAACAATATGAAGTACCCAATCCGGGCAGGTCTGAATCAGAAAACACCGGATCAATATTTCTAAAGGCTCGTAACGCTCATAGGCTACACAAATGCAGTGGATTTTTGGCATATTAATAAAATTTAATTCCTTCTTTGTTTGGTGTTTTTAAATTTGAAAGTTCTTTTATTTTGCCTTGCTTATATCTCTCAACCCTTGCGATAGCATTATTAAAATTAAGAACTTCAAAATATATCACTCTTGAATCAACCGTACACTTTTGGTTTTCCCAGTCAATTGTAATAAATTTATTGTCCGGCATTTTGTAAACATGAATAGTATCACTGAATTTAATTACGGCTTCTTTCACTTCTTCATTTTCGGGATTGTAATAAAATAACATCAACCCCTTAGTTCTTAAAAACGTCCCTAATAGATAATATTCCTGTTTCTTTAATTGCTGTTGCTCTACCTCAAATCTTGAGAAACTATTTTGCTTCGCTATTTCGGGAACAATATTCATACTACTTTTATTAATCTTTGTTTATTGTGTTCAAAACTCTTAATTGTCTGTTCTGGTGTTTCTGCTAAATGCCAGTTCCAGTTATTTTCACGGTTTACGTCACTTTGCCTGGAATTTAGATAAGCATTCCGCTTAATTACATAATCAGTTGACAGGTTTTTAAAGTGAAGATTTATGATTTCAGATGTAAAATTCAGATTAAAATTACCTTCAGGCCATGCAAAATGACATCCAGCTTCATAATTCATTGAAGTTATCTCTGAGGGGCGGAATAGACACATCTTACTCCTTATCTCAGTCCCGTATTTAACTACATCGTAAATCTGGCCCTCTATATGCGGAAATTCATCTGAATACATATTGAACATCCGGGGCAAAATAACCGATTCTTTAATGATTTCAAGAGTTTTAATAAGATCTTTGTGATAAACAAGTTCATCTATATCTGTTACGATTACCCAGTCTGCCTTGCTTTCTTTCCAGCATGTATTACGGATTTGAGTTAATACATCCTCTCTGAACTCGTTATTAGTATCAAACTCGAAAACTATTGCGCCGGCTTTTTCTGCTATCTTTACAGAGTCATCAGTTGATTGATTGTCGAATATTGTGACAGACCCATATTGAAGATAATGCCTGAGAAAATAATGCATCATTGGTTCTTCGTTGTGACAGACTGCAAATGTTTCTATGCTTACCATTCTATTCTTGTTATTCCCGTTACAGTTCTCTCTTGTGATATATTAATTTCTTTTGTATCCATTTTATATCCGTTATCTTTAAAATAAGCAATGGCCGCTTCCGAAATAGCCTTTAAAACTATATGCGTTATTGATTGCTCGCTTTCGTGAATTATTTGCAGTTCGATAGATTCAATTTCTATACGTGCCGATTGGATTGCTAATTCTCTTGCATTTTTTGCATTCATTTTATATATATTTTAATTATTTTACCCATGTGCTATTTTCACCCCCTATGTGAGTGCAAAATGAATCATTCAAAAATGCAGCTTTATAACCGAGCCTGTAATATTCCTGCCCGATTCTCATTTCCCTTAGTGCAAGGAAATCTTCTTTATCATACCAATGAACCCAGGGTTTTGTTTTATTGTACCCTTCCATACTTCTTATTGAAGGATTACAAGTGAACCCGTGCCAATATGACTGCCATACTCCGCTTTTTGCATCGCCGTCTGAGCTGGCACCAAAAATACTATAAGGCATTCCGTCAATAAATTTATATCCTTCAATCGGCTGGTCTTGGATGTTTGATAAGTTTACCTGCATAATACTTTGATCACTTTCAAGAATCTTCACAGCTCGCTCAATAAATCCACCTTTAAAAAACTCCCAGTCATCCTCTAAGTGAACCACAAACGGAGTGCGGACCTTTGAATATGCTTTATCAATGCTTTCAAATAGTCCTAAATTTACTTTATTTAAGATCAAAGTATAATCAGGATAAAGTCTTTTTAATTCTTCGCGTACGTCTTTGTGGCCTGAGTCTTCAATAATTATAAAGTCACTGATAGTATAAAACTTCTTGAAACTATCAATAGTTCTTTTGAGTAAATCAACCCTCCCGCAAGAGGTTAATACTACTGTCAGTTTTCCGATCATATCTTTTTCATTGACATCCAAAATGCTTCTTTCATAATATCCTGAAAATATGGTTGTAAGTTAGTCAAATCTTTTATATCATCGTGGCATATTTCACATCCATAAGGCCACCTCATATTATCAGGACTTGAATCTTCTTTCTTATTGAAGTAGTCGTGTGCCATGATAACACAATTCTTCTTTAGATACTTACTGAGCGTGCGAACTTCCAAAACCTTATTGCCATTATCGCACAAAACGAGCGTATTCTCTTTTATCAGACTTCCTATAAATTTAAAGTGCTTAGTAATATCCATTTGGCAGAATATCATATTAGGCAGAACTTCTTTTACTATTGCGTTATGGTCGATTGTGATGAAATCAAACTTATCATTTATCTCATTTCTAATATTATAGATGATATGAGAAAACCTGCCGGTCATTGTTCCGAGTTCAATAATTCGATCTGGGATGATAGCTTTTGAGAAATACTCTCTGAAGATTTGTTCAACATTTTCTACTTGTAACATAATTCTTTTGCATTACCTAAACATTCATTTGAAAAGTGTATCCCGTCAAGAGATTCGTGAAGTTTCTCCCCTGGCCTTTGTCCTATTTCTATAATCTCAGTTTTTGAATCACCGTATAAAGATACAATTTCCGCAGCAATATCACTCATCCTGTAAGCTTGCATTTCTGAGGGGCAATAAATCCCTGAAGTCTTAAATGTTGTTTCTAATATGAATTTAGTAAGTGATTCTACTGGAATAAAATACCGGGTCATTGACCCATTAGTGAGGGTTAATTTGTTTTTAGTCTTAACCTGCGATATGAAAAACGGAATTACCGATCCAGAAGATCCAAAGATGTTCCCGGAACGGATATTAATGCCTCCTGCATTTAGCACATTAACTTCATTTATTGCTTTTGTGTACCCATAAATCGAAGTAGGATTAACAGCTTTGTCGGTTGACATTGAGATCAACCTTCCTTTGCAGGCATCAATAACATTCTGGGTTCCTATTATGTTTGTCTTGACTGCTTCCATCGGCTGTGATTCGCAAATACTTACATGCTTAATTGCTGCTAAATGAAAAACTATATCCACATTCTTACACGCTTCTTTTATTGCTGACTTATCCCTTACGTCCCCGATCAGATAATTTAACCCGGGAAATAATCTTTTCATTTCCACCTGTGCGACTTCGTTGCGTGAATAAATAATGATCTCTTTGCAATTAAAGTCTATCAATTGCCTTGATAGTTCGTGTCCAAGAGTCCCTGTACCTCCTGTTATTAATATCCTGGAATCTTTAAACATACTTCTTTATTAAAATACCAAGGCCGTTATCTACTGCATAATGATAGAAATCAAAATCACATTCTTGTGACAAATCTTCACAAACCATCATTACATCAGGAAATGCAATTGTATCATGGAATAGTACACAATAAGAATGAGCAACAGCCCATTTTCCGCACTCATAAGTAGTTCTATAATTGTGATCCGGATTGCTAATATCAACATGAATAAGATCGTACCTGTTTTTATTTCCTTTTATAAAATCTTCATAAGATTGCTTGACGAGTTCTATATTCGGCCAATTCTCTAAAGAATCCTTAACAGACTCTAATGTATTTCCATTACAAAATTCACTGAATGTATCAACCCCAATAACGCGTTTAAAGTAATTAGCAAGTGCAGTTGTCGAATACCCCTCAAGTACTCCAAACTCCAAAGCAATATCATTTCTTAGTTTAAACCGGCTGATAATATCTATTAAAATAGTAGGAATCCCGGCCCATGAACTGTCAATAACAAGAACATTCGGAGTGTCTTTAATTTGTGGCGTGTAGTTTATCATAACTTAATGTATCATCAAAGATAGTTGATTTTTCCTGAAGATCATAAAACCATTCAATGGGTCTTTTGGGGGTATTTGCATTTCCGGTGCCGCGTTCAATTTTTCGCTTGTATTCCTCAATCGAGCGCGTGAAATAATGATTTATTTTTGCGACAATACGCGGAGAACTTGCTCTTGACCCTTCAATAGGTTCAAATACATCATTTACCGCCGGGACTGAATAAATGCCATAATGCGGATCATTTATTTTATGACAGAATTGAGTATTAATTATTGATTTGATCCATTCAGGGTTTTCATCCGGCCGTCTCCATAGGTAATTATCTTTAACTAATCCTTTAGGTTTATCAATATGACCTGAACTTCCAAACATTGACCAACACAAACCCAACGCGCCATGAGATTCATATCTCTGAAGAAGGTTTTTAATATCTTTATCCTGAAGTAAAACAATGAACTCATCTACGTCAATATGTGCCATCCAGAATGAAGGATGGTTCTGCAGAGTGTAATTATGAATGAAATCCGGTTCAAAAAGTGACGGTCTTTCGAGTCGGTAAACAGTTACATTATCCCATTTCGATTCAACCGGAATCTTTGAGAGATGATCGTAAATGACAATTCTCTCAAAACCTATTGACAAATGGTATTCAATCCATTCGTCTAAATAGTCATTGTCGTCCCGGACATTGGCGGATATAATGCTATAATTCATTTTCAATTAACTTAGTAAAATCATTTGATTTACTGCTTTTATATCTTATAAATTTTGCAGGAATACCAGCCCATAATTGCCAATTTCCTGTTGAATTTTTCAATAGACTCAAAGCTCCAATAACTGAACCGTAATCAATAGTTAAGTTTGGCAATATAATCGATCCAGCGCAAACATGAGATAATCTTTTTAAGGTGACTGCCCCTCCTGTTACATTGCAAAACTCCGGCGGATTCATCGGACTGATAAGATAATTACCGCTAAAGTCATCAGAAGCACTGAATATAGTACATCTCGGAGAAAGTCCGGTATAGTCTTCCATTACAATGCCGAACTTGCCATAAAGAGCGCAATAAGCACCTATATGAATGTTATTACCGAGTCTTATTTTGCCGGAAAGAACACAGAAATCATCTATCCGAACGTTATTACCTATTTCAATATCAGTCCCGTAAATCGAACATCTATCAGAGATAAGAACGTTTGTACCAAACTTAATCCCTAATTTTTTGATTTTATTTTGACTTAAAAACATGCTGTTTGTATGTTTCAGTAGATTTAATCATTTTTTCGGTGCAATAAGTAGTTTCGTCAAAGATAGGCCATATTTCTTTTGCTAATTGTTCTGCTCTTGCCCACCTGTATTGCATCGGAATTTCTGACTTAATTCTTTTTAGCTTTTTCATATCGGGTTATTTGTATGCTATATGTTTGCTTAGAGATAGGTCAGGATACGGCAAAGAGAGATCCGGCAGGGCCTTTTTACTTCCGTCTAAATTATAGAAAGCCTGAATATTCATCAATCCTATTGCTGCCAATACATGAGGCATGTAGTAATTTTTTCCTGTCATCTCAAATACATCATTGTGATACGAGCATTCACTCCGGCCTGAAAAACGGTATTTTTTAAACCATTCGTAAGCATCTTCAGAGTCTGTAAGTATTGCGCCCCCCTTAACTGTTTTTAAGTGTTTCCATTGGCCGGTAAAGGATAAGCATTGAAATTGCCCTTCGCGATACATATCCGCAGTAAAGCGCAAAGCAGAGTCCCATACTTTTGTAGGATATAACCTATATTCTCCTGTTAAGATTGGATTTGAAGGTTCAAATTTGACAATTCCACCCGCTAAAATAACTTCGCACGGCACGGAAGGATATGTGTGCGAAGGGACGGTAATAACCTGATCTTTAATTCCGACATACAAAAGAGCCATTGATAATGCGTTACTTTCATTATCCACGCAAACACAATAAGGCGCACCGGTATATTTTGCAATTTCTTCCTCTAATTGACTGGTGACTTGATGAGGGTTATTCATTTATCAAATATATTAAACAATTTTATCAATCACAAATTTATTTCCGTTCGCATAACTTATTCCTGTTGTAATAGTCCTCCCGTTGCTGATCCAAATCTTTCAGGTCGTCTGTTGTGATGTGGTCTGATTCAAAGTAAAATATGATTGGATTAATGTCCTCAATTACAAGTCCATAACGTTTAGCGATCTTATATTGAGTACTAAGTTCATTCAAGTGTTTCAT